ACAAAGATTCTGCTAACAACTTCCAACTTGAGCGTAAAGATGGTTCAACATTCGGCCTCATATACAAAGGTTCTCCTCTCAGTAAATACGAGAGGGGGACTGAGGTGTACGCTACTGACGCTAGTCTGTACATAGACGGTAAGGTTAAGGTGTACAAGACAGATGACCCACCTAAGTTCAAGTTCAAGGAAGACACTACAACCTGCATTGATAGCCAGGGTGAAGTCCAGCCAACTCCAACGGTACGTGAACTCACTACCGAAGAGCTTACGCTCGCTGGAATTGAGCTGTTGTTAGTCAACTCGCTTGACATAGAGGTTCAACAAGTTAGGGTACTTATTCAGGAACTAGCTTTCAAGAAACTTTCTGTATAGCGTATGTCACAAGTGTTAGCCATCGGGGATTTGCATGAACCCTTTTGCCTCGATAAATATTTGAGGTTCTGCAAAAACGTGGATCGTAAAGCTGGATGCAACAAAGTTGTATTCATAGGAGATTGTATTGATAATCACTACAGCTCTTATCACGAGACCGACCCCGATGGCTACTCTGCTGGCGAAGAACTAGACAGGGCTATACAGAGAATAGGTAAGTGGTACAGGGCTTTCCCTGAGGCTTACGTTTGTATAGGAAACCACGATAGGCTAGTCCATCGCAAGGCTTACACGGCAGGAATATCTAAACGCTGGGTCAGAGATTATAGTGAAGTTCTTGAAGCTCCTGGATGGGAGTTCGTTGAGAGCGTTACGATAGACAACGTAGTGTACTGTCATGGAGATGGCAAGAAAGCTATTCAAAGAGCCAAGCAGGATATGCAATCAGTTGTACAGGGACACTACCATTCTGAGTGCTACGTTCAGTGGCATACGGGAGCTAAGTGTAAAGTGTTCGGTATGCAGCTAGGATCTGGGATAGACAAGGACAGTTACGCTATGGCTTACGGAAAGTACGGCCCTCATCCAGCTATAGGATGCGGAGTAGTGCAGCACGGTAAGGTAGCTACTAATTATTTAATGGAATTATGACAAAAGAAAAGTTTGAAGAATTCACTAAGAGTTTATTCTCTAAAATGTCCAATGTACTAAAGGACAAGAACAACGACTACACCGCAATGAGCACTGACGCTTTCGCTAACTTTGAGCAAGCTAGGGAGTACGGAGTAGATCCTCTTATCGGACTGTGCGTTCGTATGGGAGACAAGATAAAGAGAGTGCAGACGTTCTGCAAAACTAAATCCCTAGCAGTGGAAGACGAGCACGTTGAGGATGCCTTCGAGGATATCATCGGGTACTGCACAATAGCTTTAGCAATGATTAAAGAAAAAAAAGAAAACCATATTGATTACCCATGAACGAAGACACCTGTCAAAATTGCAACTGCAACCTAAACCAAGGGTACGTGCTTACCTTTAAGACCCCAAACAAAACGTGTACTGTGGCATTAGACGATGTTGATATGATGCTGCATGAGGTCTTGGATGAACTTGTTACCCCAGCAATAGAGGGAGTAGGGTACTCCGTAAAGCCAGGACACTTAGATATTTTTTACAGAGAAGAATGATTCAAGAACAGTTTAAAGAATTAGCACTACAGGTGAAAGAGATGCTCTCATCTGATTCAGGGTACGTAAAAGAAAGCGTAGCCCCTATGATTGGTGGTGGCTTTACTGGCGATCTAATGCCAGTGGGCTATCACGTTTTTCCAGCAAGGCAGGTATGCAGAACTGAGCTAGGAAAAACTCTAATGGATGACGTAACTATGTTTCACCAAAAGGTAATAGACATAGACGATGATAACACTGTGATCGTGTACGCTGAGTCATCTCTCCTGCCTAATGAAACCATTCGGATTCTTGAGATCTGGATGCAGAGATTCTTAGAGGAGACAATGTACGAGCTATGAAGAAGCTAACAGTCAGTGAGGTGTCAGAAGCAATTGAGTTGCTGACTGCTGCTCAGACTTTTCAAAGTCAGGTAGATGTAATAACGGCCAAGATCACTAGACTGATGGGTGGGGTTAAAGATGACTTGATCCACGAGCTAGTAGACCAAGCTGTTCTCAACAAAGAATCCGTTGAATGGATTGTTGAGGAGGTACAGAGCTGGGAAAAGTACAGGCAAGAGCTAAAGCTTTGATTGAGATAAAGACAACTGAGTCCCAAAGAAATAAGGCTAAAGAGTTAGCTGAAGAAATGGGATCGCTTAATCACTCTATGCTCAGGGGTGGCGGAAACATTAGAGGGCTTCTAGCAGAGATTGCTTACGCTGATAAGTTCGGGCTACAGATTGCCAGCACGTACAACTACGATCTTCTGACAAAAAAGGGGAAGCGAGTAGACGTAAAGAGCAAGGGTGGATGGCAAGTCCCACAGCCTCACCATTGGGTAGCAGTTGAAAGAAGATTTGAACAAGACTGCGACTTTTACGTATTTGCTAGGGTCAGAAAAGACTTAGAGCTAATCTGGCTACTAGGGTGGATGCCAACTATAGAGTTCAGAAGAACGGCATTACACTTTCCTCCAGGAACACAAGATCCTGACGATCCTTCATTCAGAAATAAGTTAGACAATCTTCAAATGAGAAACAGAGACCTTAGACAATTTGATGAGAAACACAGAACTAATTTACCAAGAGCTTGAGGTAAAAGAATGGCCCCTTCTAAAAGTAGGAGACGAAAAGTTCTTTGGTTACGTTCTTTCAATGGGAGTAATGCCTAATGATTTTTGCGAAGTTCGGGAATTTAACGATATGCGACAATATGTTGACTTTGGATATAGAGATGGATACGAGAGGTACATTTTGCCTAACAATAAAAAACTCAGAAAGGATCTATTGAGATATTTATGGGACAACATGGAGGTAGAAGTATACTCCAAGTTATGGATTTATAAATTAGAAAACGGGTATAAGGTAGATTTGCCGTAGTAATCCAACATGAACAAGCTTAAACAGTCCGAGATCAAATCATTCAGAGAGGAACTCCTAATCCAACAAGGAGGAAGAGATCCTATTACAGGATTGCAGATCAAAGATGCGGTCTTAGACCACGATCATGTCTCAGGACACGTCAGATGCGTTCTACAGCGTGAAGTCAATTCATTCGAGGGTAAGGTATGGAATGCGTACAAACGCTTTATACGGCCTCTGGGAGCCTCTTATGAGGATGTCCTGATTTCTATCATAGAATACTGGGGTAAAGATTACTCAGAAAATCCTATCCATCCTAAGCACAGAACAGACACAGACAAGGTAGTCAGGGAGTACAGGCGTAGGATCAATAGAGCTAAAAGACCTCAGACAAAAGAGAAGTACAGAGTCCTGATAAGGGAGTTGACAAAGAAGCCAGAATCACTACAGTCCTAATCATGTCAGAAGAACCTACCATTTCGTACCAAGACTTATCCCAAGCAGTCAATATTATAGACCTGGCTGCTAAACGTGGAGCATTCCACGGCAAAGAACTTTCCGTTGTTGGATCTCTTAGAGATAGAATAGAAGAGTTTCTATCATCTAAAGAGGAAGAAGAAATTATCCCTCCCGATACATCAGATCCAGAGTGATCTGCTCTCCGCACGCATGGCACCTCAAGGGCAGTGGGCTTAAAAACCTGCTGCCCTTTTTTTATCTTCTTGAATTCCTAAGAGCTTCAGCCCTTACCTTACCAGAAATAACTTTCCTTTTCCAAAGGTCTATTATCTCTCCCCTAGAAGCATTATTGTTCTTAAGGTACTGAACTTTTTCTACATTAGTAAGGCCCATTAAGGTTCTTTCTCGTATACTAATGTTTTTCTTCTCGATGAACTCCTGCTCCTTTTGGTAGTTCTCTAGTCTTCTTCTAATCTCAGGGTCTTCAATAGCTCTGATTGCTCTATCCTTTGATATTTCAGGGTCAAGATCTTCGTAAAGTTCCCTAATGTTTTTCGCCTTTGTGGCCTCAAAATTCTCATACCCTAATCCACTTGAGATTCTGAGCAAATCCTTGGAGGATACCCCAGCTTCCTTCTTCATAATAGTGAAGATTTCATTCTCACTAAATCCTAATGTCTGAAGGTTTTTGTAGTGCTTAGCAATCTTGTCATAACTTTGCTTGGCCTGTGCGTTAGATCTTTGGTAGGCTGCCTGTAGGTCTGCATCCTGAAGCTCTTCTGCATCTTTGTAAAATCTTCTTTTGGTTTCCTGTAAGTTTTTTACAGAATCCATTATGTTGAACCTAGCTTGCTGTTTATTGTCTACAGCGTTTACACGAAGTCCAAAAGCTCTCTTTGTCAGATCGCCTACATCGTACTTACCCTTTCCCTCAAGGGCTTCTTCCCACTTCTTAGCCTCTCTAAGGGTGGGTGGAGTAAGCAATTCCTTAAACAAGTACATCGCTCTTTCTTCTGCTCCGTAATCCTCTTGGCTTTCTAAGATATTTCCGAAGTCATCCTTGTTAGCGATTGCATTAAGCAAAGGTCTTACAACAAGTCCACCATCAGTACCGAACTGGTCAACTACGTACTTAGTAATTGCATCTGGGTCTCCAGACAAACCAGCCTTTATAGCATCACGAATAATAGCCTGAGGAACCAAGTAAGATGGGTCTGCGTACCTGGACTTAGAGCGATCCTCATTCATTGTAGCAACGAGAGTTTTACCTCTGTCCCAAGGATTAGCTATCGTCTCTTGGTACGCTTGTTTTTCTTCATCTGTTTCTAAAGTAGTCTCATCCTTGCCCTTAAAGACATTCACTGCTCCAGTAGCTGCTGCTGTACTTCCACCAACTACTCCAATAACAGCACCAAGTCTTTTCAGTCCCTCTAGTCTCATTGCAGCCTGATCTGCTTTAGTGAGTTTTGATGGATCTATACCAAGGTTTCTTCCGAACTCGCCCTTAAGCATTTGATCGGCGTACTTAACTTGGTTGTAAACGTTTCTGAAAGTTTCTAGTGTAAAAGAAATGTACGGGTTTATGGCTGCTTTACGGCTAAGGAACTTAGCAGCACCACTAACTCTTTCGTAATTAGGAAAGGTATCATTTGTGAAGTTAGCAGCTAGGCGTTTAGCACTCTGCTCATCTAACCCAGGAAACATCTTAGAGATAGAGTCCTGATTGCTCTTCCACAGTGCGTACCTGTACGTGCTATCAGGTGCAGAGTAAACCTTGCCTAATGGATCAATGATCTTTTTCAGTGGCTTAAAGGAACCTTCAAAAGCATTACGTATATCTGATGCCTCAACGTTCTGATTTATGATACCTAAGGAAACTGCATCTTGGTAGTCATCTAAGAACGCCTTCCTGTCTCCGAGAACTCTTTGAATACCTGGTATCTTAGACAAAGCCTTAAAGTCTCCAGCGACTACCTGAGTGCCTCTACCAACGTTCTTAAAGTAACGACCTCTAGGCATAATACCATTAGAGAGAGTCAACCCAATACCAGACACAAGCTGAGTGGCGTAAGCTGGTGCATTACCCAATACGTTCTTGGCCTTAACAAATCCACTAATGCTATCCCAGGTCTTGTTAAAGTTATCCCGTTGCTTTGCTACTCTAGGACGTACCTTTTCTAAGGCTATCTCGAACTCAATTGGAACATAAATATTGGAGTCATCAATAGTTTTAAGATTAAGCTTCTCTAAGTCCTCAGGAACCATTTCACCTGGACGTAGACGAACGCCAACTCCAGACCTCTGAACATAATCAAGTATAGCCTGATCTTCCTTAGCAGCCTGTCTTAACCTAGCAGTGCCACTTAGTGTACCAAAAACCTTCTCGCTTGGATCTTTTATTTCACCAAGATATAGTTTTTCTTGCTCTCCTGGCTCACGCAGTTTTTTAAGTGATCCTTGAAAAGATTGAGGAACGTACCCTACTTCTTTGTTTTTTTGAGACCTTGCACTTACGTTTTCTAGGCTTTTAAGATGCTCTCCAGCCTGAACCATAGCGGATTCCTTGCCTATCCTTGAAGGAACCTCTTTCTTGTTTTTTATAGCTTCAGATATTTCTTCTCTGTTCTTTTTTATAATTGAATCAGCTATTTCTTCTTGAGCTTTTCGCCTTTGAGCAGGGCTACGCACAAAGTTTTTATCAGTAAAAATTCTGTACTCTCTTTTAAGGTATTTATTTTCTTCTATGCTTTGGCGTATTGTGCTTGATAGCCTTTCTCTTTCTTTTGAATCTAAGGCCCTATAAAAATCTGCGTCTATTAACTGAGCAAGTTCCTCTTGAATAGGAGCCATCTCATCCTTGAACTTTCTAAGGTCAGCAGCAATATCATTCAGCGATGAGTCAAGGTCAGCTTGACCAGTAAGGAATTGGTCAATCTTATCTTTAGCAGATGGATCTCTTTTCAACTTACTTTCTATAGTAGATCTAATCTTGTCTGCTGTTGCTTCTAGCCCATCAGCTTCCTTCCTGATTCTTTCTAAATCTAAATCAAGCTCTCTTCCGATACCAGCACTAGGAGCAATCCTAGAAACAGTACGCTTTGCTAGTCCAACTAAACCCTTAGCAGACTTAGGAAAGTTTTCTACAATATCACCTTTAGCCAAGGCTCCAGTAGCAACTTGAGAAACTGCTTTTTCTGGGTCTGCTGCATTAAGTAAGGGATCTACAACATTCTTAGCATCTCTATCTCCCCTGTTGTACGCCCTAGTAAGCTCATCTTGATTCTTTCCAGCGAACTTAGCATAAGATCTGGATAACGCCTCACCACCTGCACCTAATGCTCCACCAAGCAAAGTTCCAGTTATACCTGCTCTAATAAGTTCTTCTTGAGTAGGAAGTCTACCTTCAATAGATCCTTCAATAAGTTGTGCAGCAGGAGCACTACCAGCACCTATAGCAGCATTAGCTAAAGCAGCTTTACCAACCCTAGTAGCGAACTTACCACCCTTAGCAATCTTAGAACCTGGAATAAAATTAAGAAGAGTATCACTAACAACCCTCCCCCAACTAATATCTCCATCAGGGTTCTCAATTTCTTGAGCAGCTAAACTTCCTGTGATACCACCACTAATAGCTCCAATTACATAACCTGTACCAGCTCCTATAGCTGTACCAACAACGGGAACGGCGGAGCCTAATGCACCACCTGCTGCTGCTCCAGCGTACTTAGCACCCTCTGCAATAGCTACCTCTGCACCAAGTGCCGATGCAGTCCTGCCTAAAGACCCAGAAGTTTCATCTTTAGGTTCAGGCTTAGAGGGAAGCTTTTTTTGATTATATTGTTTTTTAACATAATCAATAAGTTCTTGCTCTGAAGTTCCTTCTGGGTACTGTACTGTAACAGTGCTACCATCGGGAAGAGAAAGTGTAGCTGTAGGCATTTAAAGATTATGGGTTTAAACAATTATTTTTTAGCAATTAAACCTTCAACTTTTTTAGAAAGTTCTTTTTGTTCTTCTTCTGTTAAGGGCTTATTAGCATATTTTGGAGCAAAGTTTTCTACAATAAATCTAAAAAGAGGACTTCTTATCCTGCCAGATTCATCATAAATAGATCCTCTTTCATCTATAGAAACTTCACGTTGTTTTGGTGCTGGAGTAGAAGAAGTCTGTTCAACAGCAGGTTCTGGTTTTGGCTCTGGTTTTGGTTTTGATTGATCTGGGTCTTGAATAAGGTTACCGTCTTCGTCTTTCATTATCCTAACTTCAGCATCACCAGTTTTTCCTTCTGCTGTTTGAAGATTTCCAACATTAATCCCAACAAGAGCTTTTGCGCTTTCAACATCTTCCATGCTTACCATTTCGCCACCAACTTTAGCACCTACAGCATTAAGCATTCTAATAGCAGCTCCATCCTCACCATTATTAAAAAGATCTTCAATCTCTTTAAAATAACCATTCAGCCCTTTTATATCCCTTAATCTAGCAGTAAGTGCATTATTAGGATCTTGAGGAACAGTAAACATTCCTTTGTATTGTCCGTTTGCAGTAATGGCATAAGCTCCATTACCTAATTTTATTGTTTTAACTTTATCAGGAGATTGTTTTGCTTTAATATCAATAAAATCCTGAATCTGATTTGGGGCCATTAAGTTAGCTTGCTCTGCGGTAAGTTGATAATCTTTGTCTTGAGATAAGCCAACAATAGCACTAGAAAAAGCCTTATCACCCTCAACCTTTCTTTCAGCAGTTTGAATATCATATACTCCTTTGGCAAGTAATTGAGATTCCCTTGCAATTCTTCTTTGACGATCTGCAAATTCACGCTCTGATGTAATAACATCATTAGCTAGTTGAACAGCCTTTCTGGGATCACCAATAAGCTTTAGAATCTCATCAGCATTTGCGTTTGTACCAAACCTTGCCTGAAACTCTGGTTTCGCCAACAAGGGCTCAATCATTTTTTTAGCAGCTTCATTCAATTCTTTTTTCTCTATTTTTTCCTTTTGCTTTTGAAGACCTGACTGAATAGCACCAATCATTTGCTGATTAGCCTGAGCTTTAATAGCAGCTATCTGTGGGAGTGCTGAGTAATCTCTGCGTAATGCGTTAAGATTTAATGGAGTTCTTGATTTAAGTGCCATAATTATATTACTTTTAATTTTTAGTCCCCAGAGCTATTAGCTAATTCCAAGTTTTTTCTTGCCATACCCAATACCAAAGTCTAAAAGACCTCCAACAACTGGGCCAGCAAATTCAGCAGCAAGTTGCTTGTCTCCTGAATCTCTAATTGCTTCAGCTCTTTGAGTACTTTGTATTAAACTTAATCTGTTACCTATATCTGTTCCAGAAACATTAAGTAAAGCATTAGGATCTATTCCAATATTAGGAGCTATTTGACTATAAATACCACCCTCAATATCTGCCATTAGTCCAGCAGTAGCTCTTTGCTGACCAAGAAGATTGCTTGCAAGTTGCAAGTTTACGTTCTTTTGTTCGGCCCGTTGTCTTCCAGCAAGCATTTCACTAATGTTTCCTAGCCCTCGCCCTCCAGATACAGCTTGTCCGTAACCAGCCTGAGTAGCATCGCGACTTTCAAGAAAAGATAACGGCCCCATTTTCCTTTCAGCTTCTGCCCCCTGCATTTCAGACCTGCGAGCAAGTGATTGCATCAGTGGGCTTTGAGCATCACGTACTGCACCAGTAATTTGGCCGTAAAGATCAGTAGCAAACCCTGCTTGCTGAGGAGCAATCTCTCTATCTAATGCTATTACCTCTTCGGCGAACTCTTTAGGTGCTCCAGATTTTATTGTGCTTACGGCTTCTGGGAAAATATCCTGCAACTGTCCTGGAGTGATCTCTCCTCTGTCAGAAAGGGTAGTAATTAAACCAACGATGCCAGATGTCTCAAGTATTTCGGTAATTTCACCTGAAGATAACCCAGAGCCACCTCCAATATTTACTGAAACATTACCTCCTGCACCACCTTGACCTCCAGTAGAGCTAACATCTGTACTTACTGGGCCTGTTGTAACTGCACCACCAGTAAGGGTTGTTGCTCCAGTAGTAAGCGAAGTATCTCCAGTGGACACGTCACCTCCATAAAGGTCACCTCCAGTTAATGTACTGTCACCCCCAGTTAATGTTGTGGCTCCTGTACTAACATTGGTATCTCCACCAGTAAGGGTTGTGTCTCCTATTTCAGAAGTAGATAAAGCGTCTGAGGTGCCACCTGTTGCGGTGGATGAACTCGTCTGGGTTGTGTCGCCAGAAGATACAAGCATCCCATTTTCGTATTGCTGTCCATTGTCTTCTCCTGTAAAATTAGGATCAAGTCCATTTAATTCTGCGTCTGTCATAGTTTCTTTCCTTAATGGCTCACCAGTTTCTTGTACCAATTCAACAGGTTCAACAGTTTGATTAGTCTGAGTAATATCTGGAGCGTCCTCCCCAGTTTCTTGTTTGTAAATTTCTTTAGTTATGTATCCTTGAACGAGTAACTGAAGTGGATTTAAACCTTCTGGAACAGGTATTGTCCTTCCACCTGGAAGTGTAATTATGCGCGTTCCTCCGCCTCCACCCTCAATGCCATAAATTGAAGGAGTTGGAGTAGTAGGTCTAGCAGGAGTAGAAGTAGTAGAAATAGTACCGCTATTAGTTTCATTGCTAACAGTAGCACCTGACTCGTCTACAAGCTCTGGAACAAACCCTGGCGTACCTATAGTTATTGTAGATTGTCCTGCCC